GTGCAGGGCGAGTGAGGGGGCCCGCTGCTGGGTCTGGAGCGGGGCGTGGTAGCGGCGGGCGGCGTAGGCGTCATATTCCAGCGTTACGGCTCGGATTCCTCCGACGCCGAGCTTTTCCCATTCCTCAGGGAGGATGTCGAGCAGGCCGGACGCTACCTTGAAATTCAGCTGGTAAGAGTAGCCCTCTTCTGTTTCTGATGAGTAGACGCCCGCGTTATCTGCGCGCAGGACACGGGCGACTGACTCAGCTTCGATCATCACAACGACGTCGTAGAAGGTTGGTTCTCCTAGCCGCTGGTCAAAGTGCGGAATGCGAGCGCGCAGGAGCGCTTCGGAGCGGTTGAGGAGCGATTGTAAGTACTTACCTTCATCGCCCCTCAACTCACGGCGGAGGCTAACCAGCACATCGTTCTCGGATGCTACAGCCATTGCGCGCCTCCTGTGTTACTTACCCGTTGCCTTCTTGGAGGTTTCCTCTGCGGGTTCCTTTGCGGGGTCTTCGGGTTCCTCCGGCGCGGCGGGGGTAACTTCGACCTCATCTACGAAGGGTTCCCAGTTTGCGTCGAGCTTGTAATCGTCTGCTACGGAGACAATCGAGCCGGTCACAATGTTGCGATATACAGCCATGATTAACCCGCCACCTTATCGTCGTATGCTACGAATGCGGATGCGTCGGTGATGACCCATCCAAAAATTGCTTCCACGAGGAATGCTTCCATGTTGCGCTGCCACAGGTTCACAGTCTCGGAGCCGTCAACAATGGTTGCGGTATCGGTGGTGCGGAAGGTGATGTCTTCGGCGAAGCCGTACTTGAGCTGGCTCCAGTCGCCGCCGAATGCGCGAACCTTAGAATCAGGTGCAGCGCCGATCTTCCCGCCTACGGAGCGGCCGTATGCGGTGGGCAACCCGTGGATGGTGCCCATAGCGTCAGTCAGGTTGTTAGTGTAGAGGGGGCGGCCGAGGGTATCGGTCTGCATCATGAGGCGAGTACGCAGGGTATCGTCTGCTGCGAAGCCGTCAAAGTTCCACAGGTGGTCTGCGTCGTTCACAACCAGGTCGTAACCGGCGAGCAGGTCTGCACCCACACCGCCTGCGTCCTTCTTCGCGGTGCCAAGCTCAACGCGCTTGGTGGTCTTATTGACGAAATCCACACCTGCGATTTCCTGACCGCTCAGAGCGTCCTTACCGTGCAGAATTGCCAGGTCGAAGGCGCGGGTAAGAGCCCCTGCTGCCTGCTCCTGGAGCACGTCAATGTATCCGGCCGGGTTCGCCATACGAGACTCTTTATCCCAGTAGACAATCACGGCTGCCTTGATGGGCTTAACAGTCTTAGTTGCGACAGTCATATTCGATACCGGCTTCTGCTGGCCAGCACCAACGATGCCTGCCTGCGGCTGCCCGGTCTGCACCGCGATAGTCGAGCCGGTGATGGGCATGGGGGTAGTGCCCGCGAGCTTTCGCACAACGGAGTCCTGAGTAACTTTCTGAATGATCTCCTGCGCCATAGGCTTAGGCATGAGGCCATTCTGCACGAGCGAATCAAACGTAGTAGCGTTTGCCATTGCTCACTCACTTTCTTTGGTTATAGAAAAAGCCCCGCATCGGCGGGGCTTGATGGTCTGAAAATATGTAATTACATTCCGAAGAAGGCGCGGGCGGCGCTTTCTTTCGGGTCCTCGGCGGGGTCCCTGCTAACCTGGGCAGGATTCACAGAGGGCGGCCTGCGTGAGCTGGAGCGCGCCTCGTTGAACTTGCTAAGCAGAAACTCTATCGAGGTCTTTATCTCTTCTTCCGTGCTACCTGGCACGTATGGGAGCAAATCTAGGGACAGCCCGGCCTCTGCGAGCGCTAGGGTCTTGGTGAGCTTGAGCTCTGTTTCGACTAGCTGGGCTTTGAGGGCTGCCATGTCTTCCGTGGGTTGTTCCGGTGTTGGCTGCGGCGTCTCTGGTTCATCTTCCTTGGCCGCTGCTGGCTCTTCTGCGGGGGTTTCTTCCGCTTCCTGTGGTTCTGTGCCTTCTGCCTCTTGTTCGTCGCTTGGTGCGGCTTCCTTGTTCTTGGCTTTGGCGGCGGAGAGCTCGGCGCGTAGGTTCTGGATCAGTTTTGCGGCGCGTTCAGCATCGAATTCTTCGCCGTTCTTCTCCCACGGTGACTGCTGGTCGGTGGCTTCGGCGTTCTCTTCGACGTTTTCTTCCTGGTCGCTAATCTTTTCGTCGAGACTTTTCTGTTCGTCTGGCTTCGGCACGTTTCCTCCTGAATTTGGGCATGAGAAAAGGGAGCACCTGGCAGGTGCTCCCTTTTTTCGTTTATTGTTATGCTGCTTTGTTTAGTCTGTCGAGTAGGATGTATGATTCTGGGCCGTCTACGGGCGGCAATCCCTGACGTTCATACTCTGCTTGGATGTGCGGGCGGCTGTTTATGTCTCTGATCGCCTGTGTTGCCATGCGGTCGTATGCGTCAGCTTTATTAGACCAATCTACACGGAATAGGTGCGCAAAAGTCACGTACTCTTCTGCTGGAACTTTGATATTTGGGTGTGTCCGCAGCTGGTCGAGATGAAATATTGCATCTTCTTCCTCGCCTGCACCTGAACCTCCTAGCATTGCGCTGTTTTGTGGTATCTCTTGCAGCGCTTGGTTGAATTTGGTGGCGGCGGATAGACCATATTTTAGGTCTGTCTTAGACAATTTCATGCCATGTCCCGTTCTTGTAGTCTCCAGGCGTCACGAGTGGCGCTCTGAGCTTTATCCCTGTATCAAGCAGATTAGCATAAACCCCACGTCCACGGTCTGGGAAGGCTGTAATAAATTCGCTACCTTCTGAGGTCTGTCTGAATTTTGCCTTTAGGACTACGCCGTCGATTAGTTTGTAGTGTTCTACGGCGTCTCCGCTGGTGTGCACAATATCTGGTGAGTCGATGGTTCGCTGCACATTATGGAGCGCTTCATTTTTACTCCAGTTGGCGGGGAATTCGGTTTTGTTAGGGCGATTCGCGCCGGGGTGGTGCCCGCCTTTGCGCTTATCAGCTTCTCCATGCCAGATATGTTTTTTATCGCTGTCTGTTAGACGGTGCCTAATCAAGTTCGACCGGGTGATAGGGTCTCCAGTTGCGGGCGGCCGCCACTGCCAATTTTTCATCTCCCACCCGTCATCCTGTGGATTCTCAGGTTTTAGTGGGTCGAAATCCAGTGACCAGCCGCGATGCTTGAACGTCCCAGCGTAGCGTTTCAGGACTGTTACCGTGTCCGTGGTGTCTGGTTTAACTTTTTTGCCTGTTAGTTCCGCTTTGAGCCTTGCGGTGGCGATAGCCTCCGTGTTGTGCCTGTCTGCTTCGTCTTGGGCTGCCTCCCACATTTGGCGGGCAGCTTCATACTGTTGTTTGCCAGGCCAGCTCTCACGGTTGAACACGGGCACGACTTCGCAGTCGCAGAAGTCGTGAAAACGCTGTTTTCCCTTGGCGGATCGTGCCCGGTCAATTTCGTTCCGCAGGCGTGAGATAGGCGAATTTGCGTTCTTCTTACCCTTGCTTTTGCGGAATAGTGCTGAGTCTTTGGTGGCGTAGGCGGGTCCACGAGCGGCCAGCATTATACAGAAGTGGCAGTTTTGGGCGCCCACCAGGACACGTGCCCAGGCGAAGGGCTTCCGAGGGTTCCCCTGGTCGTCGTAATCACCGGTCAGAATCTTCTTATAGACACCTTCGCGGGATTCGATGCCGTCCCATTCGGTGCGGCTATCTGCATCATCGGGGCGCAGCTCATCCAGTTTTTTACGCGCCTCAGCTTCGTCCGCTTGGAGTACCAGATCATCCCAGGCGTCGGATGCCGAAAAGTTCTCCTCGCCGAGCTCATCTGCGAGTGTATCGAGGTCTTCTATCTGAATCTCTTTGAAGGCGGCCGGGTGTTGCGCGGCTGTCATCTCAGATGAGGCGATAACGGTCTCACGGGTGACATTATTGACTGCACGGGCAAAAGTGCCAGCGGTCGCCACCCATGTTTCCATCGCGTTCACACGCATTTTGCTGTGCAGCACAGTACGTACTGCTGTTTCGGAGTACCCTACAGCATCGGGAGCAATCACAGGCTGTCCTGCACCGTTTATCTCCGCTTGCTCCATCAAGAAGTTTGCGGTGTACCCGTGTGCACGTTTGCGGTAATCGCGCACGAGGGATACCAGGGGAGACACTAGTGACTCGATTGTGCCCTCTTTGTCTGCTTCCTGGTATCCCGCCTGGATGATGCGGAACAGCTCGCGCAGAAATCCCTTCTGCATTTTGGCGAGCGCGGCGAGGTATGCCTGGAATGATTCTTCGAGGGGGTCCTGAATGTCTGGCATTAGAAGACCTCCTTGAAGAGTTCACCTCCTGCGCCTTGGTTGGCGTCTTCGTAGGCGCGTTGTTCGGGGGTGAGAGGCAGTCCTTCGCGGGCTGTTTTTGCGCTGATGACGCCTTGGGCGTGCGCCTGGAGCATGTTTGCTGCTTTGGCAGACTGTGAGGGGGTGGCGGGGTCGCGCCACAGCACCTCTAGGGTGTCTGCTTCGTCGATGTGGTGGCCGAACATGTCTAGGGCGATGCGCATTGCTTGTTCCCAGGCGTCGCCGAAGGCTGCTTGCTTTCTTTCTGCCTTCGTGATGAGGCGTTCTTTTGCGGCGCGCATTGCTTCGGCGGACGCTGGGTTGTCTGTTGAGATGCCGAGGAATGACGGCGGTATTCCTGCAACGGAGCTGACCATTTGCGCGTACATTTTCACAGAGTTAATGATCTGCGATAGGTCCGCGCCGGGTAGCTGACCGGCGGTGGAGCCTGCGGGGCCAGTCCAGAGTAGACCCATGTATGCCTCTAGCTTGGTCTTTGGCTGCCCGTCTGGACCTTTTAGGGTTTCAAGCCCGTTCCCGAATAGGTAGCGTTGCGGCATGGCGAGAATTTCCTGGGCGACCTGCAGGTTTGTGATGGAGCGTGAGGCCGCATCGGTGTACCCTACGACGCCTTTCATTTCAGAGACACCTACGGTATTCCTGGTTTTCAGTGCGCCGCGATTTACGACTGGCACCACTGGAATATAGTTCGTGTTGGTCTCTCCAGAGGATATGAGAGTCATCCCGTATCGCGTGCCCTCATAGAAATTCACGAAGCCGGGAACGTAGTGTGCCAAATAATCTTTGCCATTGACACGGTACTTTTGCAGCGCTTCGCTAATTTCACCGTTGCTGTTGGTATCGACAACTATTTCCTTGGCGGTATGCCCGGTGAATCGGGGGGTTTTATCGTCACGGCCGCCTATCACAATGTAGGATATGCCTTGAATAAGCGCCTCAGTGTGAATCTGGGAGCTGAGCGTGTCTAAATTATTGCGCTGCCACCAATTCCACAGTGTCTTTGGTATTTCGGCGTCAGAAGAGAGTGAAAATCCCTCAATATTTAGAACTTCGTCGAGCACGTCAACGGCGAGCGCGGGCCAGGATACTATGAGTTCGAGTACTCGCGTTTCAGGGGGTAGTGATATGCCGATTGCGTCGAGGCGGTGTTTATCGGCGTAGTATGCTTCCCATTTGGCATATTCTGCGGATGTGGTCAGCTTTTTAGCCAGTTTCTCTAAGGACATTGCACCTCCTACCAGACGATAAATTCTGCTGTGTTGTTTCGTTCTTCCCACTGCTTGGACGCTAGTACGGCGCGATAGACCATGCGAGCGCCAATGACGCAGACGGCCGCGTCAATCTTATTGGGCGATTTGGGAGACTCTTTTTTAATGGTGATGCGGCCGCGTGATTCCGTTGCGCGGGCGTTTCCAATATGTTTTGAGGTTTCCCAGTTCCCGTCATGTGTGAATCCCTTGTCGATGATTTCTGCATGGCACATTTCCGCTGCTTCTGCGAATTCGTACCCGTGCGAGCGCATATCCCATGCGATGGGGGATTTCGCTTTTCCGCTCGGTACGGCCCAGAGCAACAGCTTTTCTTTATAGGTGTCTGGCCATGATTTCTTCACGTAGGATTCCCACTCTCGGACGTCTGCGAAGAATGCGATCACCTCGAAGCGGTCAAAGGTTCTTGCGACGGCCGCGTCAACGGCGTCTGCGTCAATCACACCGGTTTTTTCATCCGGTGCCCACACGCCAATTGTGAAAACATGCCCGTCTTGCATGCAGCATCCCACGAGTGCGGTGTGGTCGTTCGACTTAGAGCCGTCGAAGAACAGCACGACTTCCTCACCGTCGATCAGCTCGCGTTCTGGGTCTGCAAGCTGTGACCACTGCTGCACGGTTACCCATGCGGTATCTACAGCGTTCGGCTGGTTGAGGAAGAATCTTCTGGAGCGTGATACCGGGTAGCTCGGCGTCCAGATTTGCTCTTTGATGGACCGCAGTACCGCCCAAGGGCAATCCGCATAGACATACTCTAGTGCTTCGGTGAGGCTTATTTGCCCCTCATCCGGTTTATCAGTTAGAGATGTGTTATGCGGGGCAATGCGAGCATCATAAAGAATCTTGGTCTCTTTAATGAGCTTGCCCTCTTCCTGGTCGCACCAGTCGTTGAAGGTCGCTTCTGCTACGGAGCCTACGCCGGGCACCCATGCGTTGGATGTCTCCATCATACGGCCGCCGGTTTTCACAAGGTTCTGACGTAGTGTTTCGGCCATTGCGGGGCCGCCGCCGCCGGGCAGCCAGTGCTCGGTCTCATCGGCCACAACGAAAGATGCTTCCGCACCTTCTGCTGATGAGCTTGAGGCGGTAATCTGCATGAGCAAGCCGCCCTCGGGTGTCTCAACCTGTGTTTTGCCTGTCTCAAGCCCGTATTTTTTTGCGAGCTTGCTACGTTTTCCGGCGAATGCGCGAACCATACGCATAGTGTTTAGTGTCTGTGCCTCTGAGGTTGCGGCGATCTGCACAAGTGGCATGCTCATTGGCTTTCCAATAACACGCATCCACGGCTTGGGGTGGTCTTTGTTTATCTTATCCACGCGCACCGGCCCGCAGAGCTCGGCGAGCGCCACAGCTGCAGCGAAGGGGGATTTGCCAGAGCCTTTAGCGAGACGGCGGGCAGCATGCGAGTAGAGCCATTCCCCATTCTCATTGACAGCGTAGAAGTGAAGAAGGAACTCCACCTGCCCATCTGTCGGTGTGAACGGCTGGCCAGCCTTCGGACCATTGGGCTGTATAAGGTTTTCCATCATCCATGCTGCGACTCCCCATCCTAAGGATAGCTTCGGGATGTCTGGAGGTAAGAGGTGGGTTCGTTCACGGGGTGGCAGTTTGGTTTGGTCTAGATGACCTTGAATTTCTGTCCCCATGCTTCCATCGCCGCCTCTTGACTCGTGCCCTGATCGTCTTGTTGCGGGCGGTTCAGTTCTACTTGCACGCGGCGGCGGGCACCCTCAGTAAAGAGGAGGTTACTAAGTTCGGAATATATAGTCTGTATAAGCTGCGCCGGGCGCTTCTTTTGTGCGAGCGCGTATGTCATGTTGTCGCACAAGGAATAGAGGGTAGCCCAGTCAGTCGATTCATAGAATTGTGCCTGGCCGGATTCTTTGGCAGAGCGCCACATCATCTTAGCGACGGGGTGCCACTGCCCGTTCATGCGGGGAATGGTTACCTTGCGGCCGCCTGCAGCGGTGATGGTTTCGGTCTCTGACTTATTGCGCCTCACACGAGATTCGGAGCGCTTCGGTACGGGTCCACGTGTGCCCATCATCACTCCCACTCCATACATGAGTATGCATAAATTATCGTTTCTGTGGTCTAAAAAAACCTAAAACCCGTACATTTTCCGAGCGCCTATACGCGAAGCGGGCTAGGTGGGGTGGGGGGAGGGGTCGCCCCTGGGTATCCTGAAACAGTGTTTGCATTTTTATTCACTGTTTCCCCTCCTTATGCATATCCTGGATGCCCTTCTTGGTTCCAGGATGAGAGCTTGCTTTTTCTTTTGAATCGGCGGCGCTTTGCGCTTCCGCCTTCACGTGATGATTTGATTGCGTGATGCTTCGTGCATAGCCACTGTAGGTTAGCCTTCGAGTGGTCATCACCACGGATGATGTGATCACATTGGTTTCCAATGTTTGTGCAACGTCCGTTCGCGTCTGCGTATTCGCATCGCCCACCGGCGCGGTCTCTGACTTCAAGTCGAAGGGCTTCCCAATTCTCAGGAAGGCGACTCTTGCGTGTGCTGGTTGACCAGGACATAAGAGCCGCCTTCATAAGAATCATCGTTGAAAGATTAGGACAAGATTTTAGAAAGAGTTTCAACGATGCTCGCCTGTGGGCATACCTCAGGTGAGCAATGCGACTATACATTAACGTTTCGCGCTATGCAACCCCTAGTAGCTTCTGTACAGCCTCAATAGATTCATGGGGTGTCAAAACCTCCCAGAGACAGTGACGTCCCCACATCGTGCCACAATAGCCGCATTCGATAAATGCCACCCTATCCGCCTCCCAGACAGCGTGTAGGCATGGGGTTTTGACCATCTCTAAGTCAAGGTTGATAGTCCAGTGTGTCTCATATTTGCAGGCCGGGCAGGCGCGGGATAATGGTGTTCGCTTTCGAGGGTTGAGAAATTCTACAATCTCCTCGCACCATTTGGAGGCATATCCGCCGATGAGCTGCACTTGGTCTTCATCACACTTATTCAGATTAGACTGCATCCAGCGCAGGGTTCCCATGAGCTGAGGTGATCGGGAACGCAGCGCGGGGTGATGTGTTATTGCGGCTAAGATAGTTGATGCCTCATGCTCTATGCTGGCCAGCAGGTCAATAGCTGCATCTGAGGCAGGGGAGCGTGAACCTGAGCGGCCGCCACCTCCAGCCTCACCTGATGGAATAACCGCATCGGTCAGCTGTGCAATTAAGCAAGGCTCCACGGGTGCGGGCGCGTCTCCCTCAGCTAAGTCAAACCGCACATTCTCAACACACAAACGGTTCAAAGAATGCTGTGCCCTCTGCCTCAGCTCAGCAGAGGCAATCTGATTAAAGTTCATTTCCTATTCACTCTTTCCTTTGGCTCCAAGTCCGGCGCTCAAGTCACGCAAGATGGAACCATCCAATAAACCTGACGGCCTCCACACGTCAACGTCCTGTCTGCATGCTCGCAACATGCCTATCCAGTGCCATTGCGCTTGAGATACCCTGCCCGTTTCAGTCTTGAGCTCTCGATAGATAATCCATCCCTTTTGCGGATGCACGAGCACAAGATCAGGAAATCCGGCGACAGACCGGCGGGAGTCGTGAGTGTGGTAATGCTCCCAACCCGAAGACTTAGCCATACTGATAACTTTTGATTGGAAGACTGACTCAGACATATCTCGTGCTTGAGTCTTCCTAAACTGTGCTGCACGCATTATTCACTTTTCCTTTCCTCTTACCTCTCCTGCGTTTTCGAGAAGAGCTAGTTATGTTTTTGGTTGCGGTACCGTCCCGACCCGACCCGGCACATCCGTATCCGTCACCCTGCGGATTGGGAGGAATTCGGAGTAATTCGGAGGAATTGGGAGGATTTTCAGGCGCAGCAACAGGAGGTAACGATATGTCACCTTGGGTTTTGGTTGCGGTACCGTCCCGACCCGACCCGGCACATCCGTATCCGTCACCCTGCGGATTGCGAGGAACTCGG